CACCGTCTGGCGATAAGTCGAAAATCTTTGGACCTAACTCATCTGCATCTTCATTCATTGCAGCGCTAATAATCTTCTCAAGCTGCTTACCGTAACGAATAATCTTTACAGTTCCTTTATTTTCAGGTGTCTTTGAGTCTTCAACAACATACACATTACATGCAAATTTTTCTTGACGTCGAATAGATTCTGCTTTAGTTTTTTCCTCTACAGAGCCTGTGCGAATATATCGGAAACGTTCTTCAGAAATTGGATCACGCTCACCAAACGTTGTCGGTGATATTGCAGTGACGGTCTGTCCAGTTGCAAAAGATTGCCACTTGTGGACGTAATACTTTAGAAAAGTATTGGATGGGTCTTTATCGTTAGGTAAAAGACGGACAACATAAGTGTTGCCTGGTTCGAAACGTAGGATGTCTTTTGAAGATGATTTTTCATCAGCTTTGTTAAGACCATCTTTAATGGATTGGAATAATGATTTGTTTAACATATTAGACTAATATTTTATTAAATTATTCCAGAAAATCAACCAGTTTTTTAACCTTTTTAAAACCTTCTCTTATTAATAATTTACATTTGGTTGATTTGTAAAATTTAGCACGATATAAATCGATATGTTTGTAAATCTCTTCTCCAAATATAAATGTAAGTAACTGAGATTCAATACTTTTCATTTTTTTCTCTAATTGCTCGTCACCAAAGATTATATACATTACAATTTTATGTTCTTTGATATGCGCAACAAAAGAAGGTAATTGACCTGTCACTTCATCTACGTATTGCTGATACGTCAATTTATTATCCCTACAGTAATTTGTAATAAATTGTAGGGACGACTTAACCCGCTCCAATATTTCAACACAATCTACGTCCAATTCATTTAGCTTTTTAACGTACATAGAATATGCTTTAAATGCACGCTGTGATATATAAAATTGTAAGTCAAAAACACCTGTATCTTCAGTATAAACTTCATACGGTGCTTTGAAAAAGTCTTCAATGATAATATTTTTATTATTTTGTAAAACAGCAGAAAGCTTTTTTATGATAATATATTTCTCATCCGGAAAATTATCAAACTTCTTACGAATTGTGTAAGGTTTGTGGGTTGCTTGTCTTGAAATCTTTAAATAGGTATTATAGATTTTTTGTTCAAATGGCGTTATAATATCATTCACAGTTAATTTATAATATGTGATTTCCGTTTTGAATTCAAGTATTTTGATAGATATTTACTGTTACAAATAGTGGGATCGTACCTTATAAATGTTTGCACGATTTCGAAATTAGTTTCAACGGAAAGTAGTTCTTGAAATATAATCCGGTAATGTAACGTCTTTAATAAAAGTAATAGAATATTGGGTAAATTTAACTTTTTATTGTTAATAATGCAAATGTAACTACAAAAGCACAAAAATAAGTGATTTGTTTCTTTTTGGGTTATTGATAGTGAATCATCCATGGTTAAAAAAATTTACAAAAATCTAAAAATTTGTCGCATACCTTACCACCTGCAGCGTATTCATGTCCTCCACCGTCACATAATGCACTAGCTAGTTTACCAAGATGCACTGAACAATTCTTCAATTTACGAAACGATACAGTGCCGCTTTTAAGGTTTACTACTATTGCAATTTCTGCATTCTTATTCTTAATTAAGTGATCTGCAACATCATTAATAGCATAATCAGCAAGGGCACATACAACTTTACGTTTTTCCCCCTGAATTGGAATATTTTTTCTATTATATTCCAATTCACTTATAATCTGTTTGAGCCGCTTTTCATGGATATCGAACATTGCTATGTGTTTAGCGTTAAATCCGGTAAATCCGTCTTTAAATTGATTGTAAAATTCAGCTACCCTATTACCAAATAAATTCCAGTAAATGACATTTAATATGTACGACTGTTTGTATTTTAATGCATAACAATCGTAATCATTAACAAATGCAATTAGTGTTGTTTGTGCCGTAGTTAACTTAAGCACTTGTTCTGGGTATTTTTTATGAAAATCTTTAAAAATTAATTTTACACACGAAGTACATTCTTCAAGAATAACATTTGCATTTCTATATTTTTCCTTTGAATTGACATGCGCAGGGTGATGATCGTAAACAGTAATATTCGGTAAATCTATCAATGCAATTGAATCAGATACATCTAAATCTAAAATATAAATTTCCCGTTTAATGTTATTGTCATTTGCATTGATCCAATTAGACATATCTTGTTGAAATGACTTTGCAGTTGTTGTATGCAATTCATATTCTTGATCATTTATCCATTTAAACAGTGTATATGATCCTGCTCCGTCAAGATCTGCATCTGTCCATATTACCGGGTTATTCATTGATTTCATAGTATTTAAGTTGGTGTTTTTAATTATCAAGTTGTAGATAACATAGCTAATGTATCTTGTGCCGCATCCGCATCATCTGTTAGATTTGCTAATGCAACGTCTTCTGATATGGTTAAAGTTGAATAGTCTATTCGGAATGCATTTGTACCGTGATTGGGTCCAAATCTATTTTTCATTAAGCCTAGCCTTATTAACCCATTTTCATTATCTTCATCAAGTTGAAATGCTCCTGCCATAAAATCAGCAGTTGCAGACATACCATAGCTCTCGCCCACACTTTCTAATGTCGGTTCAGATACTGTGTACTGTGTGCGGTTGAATTGTGTTAATGTAATAATTGGGCAACTAAATGTATATGTTAATGCTCTTACTTGTTCAGATATATGTTTCACACGTTCATACGTGCTATTACCGAATGTAGTTGTTAATAAGTTTAAATAATCTAAACATATAGCATCAATACGAATACCACTGTTTTTTAATTTTTTGATAAATGCTCCAAGCTGTCGAGGTGATATTGTACTTGGTGGAAATTCCTTGATATAAATCCTACCCTGCTTAGGATTTTGTTTCATTTCATTTAATATCTTACTTAATGTTTGTGTATCAGTTTTTAATTGTCTGATCGGAATTTTAGATAAAGATGAGCAAAATCTTTTTGCGTACATCATCTCTGACATTTCTAAAGTCAACACTAATACGTTTTTACCCTGCTTTGCCATGTTTTGCGCAATGTTACCAAGCACAATACTCTTACCAATATTTGGTAATCCTGCAAATATATACATTGCTCTACCATTTGCTAAAAACCCACCATCTAACTTATCATCTAACCATGCCCAACCAGATGAGATAACTGGATCCACACGTGTTAAATCCTTAACAATTTTGTCAGAATCTTTAAACATCTCAATACCATAGTCTGTTACTAAATCTATGTTACATGTTTTTTCGAACTTATCTAATATAGAATCTGTATCAAGTTTATTATTTTGTAATAAATCACCTACTTCAAAAATTGTCTTGTATACTGCACGTTCTTTTAAGTATTGTTCAGTATTACGGTATAATTCCTCTTCATTAAATGTTTTATCAATTCCTGATATTTCAGACAATACAGCTTTAAATGCATTTTTATCTTTTGTTGTATGTAAGAAATGTCTAATTTCAGTCAGACTCGGTAAGTTGTTATTTCTTTCAAAGAAATCTTTAATTGTATTGAAGACATGTCGTTTATTTTCGCAACGAATGTAATCATCCTCAACATTATCAACTACAATTGAAAAATATTGTTCATCTGTTATGCATTTATATATGAATGTGGTTTCAAATTGCTCTAAATTTAGTTTGATGGACATTATCTAATTATATTATGAATTTTTAATTTTACCATATTCTTTTAAGAATATATCATTACTCTCATTCCAATTTTTATCTTCTAGTGAACTCAATCCTGGGGATGAATGAACTGTGTGTATTGGATAAACACCAACCTTTATTCCTTTTAAATGTGCATCAATACAACTTGATATATCATAGTGATGAAACTTATAATTTTCATTAAATTTCCATTTATGTTTAAGTGCTGTAGGTAAATGCACTCCCAATAAACACCCATCAGCTATAACTACTCGACTTGGAGTTGGACCGAATACTGTGGTGTAAATTTGTTTATTACCATGTGGGTGTGCTGCTTGTCCACGATGATGTGGCTTAGTGCACATGAGATGCCATAATGCTGGAAATTTAATTTCAGGATTAATGCCGCCTGCAATACCAACTATATCATACCCAAGCTCATTATGTGCTTTATGTAATTTTTGATGTAGTTTACTATCATCTATAAACATATCATCATGAACAAATACCACAAAGTCGTATGATTCTGCATATTTACTTGTGATGTATTTGTTATAACATTCAGATAAGCCTTTTGTATTGTTTGTAATAAACTCAATTGTATAATTTTCATGATCTATAAATTCAAGCCAACTTTTCCATAAATGGGTATCTTCTTGATTTGATTTTTGTGTACAACTTACAATTAATGTCGGTTTCATAAAGTAAAGAAAGGAGATTTGTTTTTAAATGCAACTCTATTAACAATTTTTGTTTTTGTTATTTCATAAACTGTACCTTCTTTTAATTCAACCCAATCTTTTGATTGAATTGAACAAAAGTCTCTTGTTTTAAGATTTGCGAACAAAGTACTACCTTGTCGAGCTAAGTAAATTTTATTTGATGCAGTATTATATATCCAAACTGCAAAAGTACCTTCTAAAAGGTTCAAAACTGTTTGAATTATTTCTAATTCTTTACAACCTTCATATTCTTCTGTAAAATG